GACCGCCGCAACTAAGGCGACTGTGTTATTCGCAGGAGTAGCGTCAAGAGTGACTGTAATTAACTTCCCTGATAAGGCGGCGGAAAGAGCCCCTGTGCCTTGCGTGATGATGATAGCGTAATCGTTTCCAGCCTCACCGGTTGCGTCAACAGTTGCTGATACCGTGCCAACTCCGTCGGATTCAACCGTAGCNGAAGCGGCGGCGGCCGCATTAGCAATCAACAGGCCTCCAATGAAAGAGAACCGAAGACCAATTTGTTCTTTGCTTCGGAGAGCNTCTAAGAAATTCGGGTTAGTATGAAACTGGCTAAACTTGCCCGATACCGTCCAACCCTTGACGATTAACTCGGTGGGCATTCGATCAACCACATCAACCCCAGTAGCCGAATAGCGAGCCTCTAAATCGTTCTCAAGAGTGAGTTCAAACTCCTCACAGTTGGTTTTAGCGGCGAGCCTTTGCATTGAGTTCGACCCAGCGGAGGCGTAAACTTCCGCACCACCTGACCAGATCATCTCGTTTGACAAGTTGTAGTTAGCGGCGGTAAGAGTTTGGGCTTTAAGAACAGCGATGTCATCAATGGCTAACGAAACTGCGATAGTGGAACAAACAAGTTGAGTTTCGCTGGTAATTGAAACGATTGTCAGCTCGGCGAGTGAGGTATCTTTGTTATCATCGTCCAAAATAATAAGCGTATCCGAAGTTGTGATACCTGATGTCTGGTCAAGATCAAGGGTAGTGCCAGTGGCGTGAGCGACTGTTAGGCGAGCGTTTGAAAAGGCTCGTTGTGCCATTATCGAGATAGAGGCTTTTAACTTGTTATTATCAAGTGAAAGACTGATACTCTTGATAAGCACTCCAAAATATCGTTTGATATAATCCTCACCGGCCATTTTGATGTCGAGGGTATAAGTTGGAAGGGTAGATAAAACACCATTCCAGTCGTGCTGATAATCAGCGGTATCAAGAGTAGTATTAGAACTTTCGCCCATTAAAGAATTAAGGAAATGACCGATTGTGTTTGGTTCAACTAAAATCTCAATCGTTCCTTCACCCGGGCCGACTTTATCGTTAATCGGACGAAGATTAGCCGAACGATTGCCGGCAATAGTTTCCGAAGGTGTGGTTTTCCAGCCGACTTTGATGTCTTCGGAAAGTAATTCAAGAGCGGTATCGGGATAAACAGCAGAACCAGCACTTGATTCTTTCTTTAACATCAGATAGCCGAGCTTGGAATATGATGTTGCGGTAGGCATATTTTATGAGTTAAGAATTTCTGGCTCTTGTTTTTTAGTTTCTTTTTTTAGTTGTGGCTTTTCGACTATTGTAGCCACTTCCGTGCCGTCTTCGAGGACGACTTTTTTGACTTCAATATCCATATTAAGTGCGATTAGGACGATCATAGGCCGTAAAGGTAATGACCGCTTTTGCTTTTTGTGATTTAGTAGGCATTTGGATTACCGAGTAATCAACCTCTATGTTATCAGTATACAACACATTGCCCCCTATTGTCAGGTTGTTGTTAATTATCCCCACGACAGTATCAGATTGAGCGTCGCCGTCGGCATCCCTTTCTTCGACCAGATTTTCCAACGCCCCAAGGGAGTCTAACGCCGTTCCTTGTCCGCCTTCTGGGTCGTAGTAGTTCCTAAGATTGATTTGAAGCTCTACTCTGATGATAAATATTGTTTCATCTCTTACCGTTCCAGAATGTCTTTGAGTGGTTTTAATCGGGTAGACCATTAGGATTGGCAGGTCGTCTAAGGCTACATTTTCTTGTTTGCCGTGAAAATAAACTCTGAAGGTCGTTGTAAACGCCGTTTGAAAAGCCGTGACAAGTGCGTCGCAAATGGTTTTCATAACTTAGATTGAATATAGCGAAGAAAAATCTCGTATATTTCACCGACAATGGTTTCGGTTTTAGTAATCATTACTCGTTGAGGGTTATAGCCTTCACCGAGCTGGTGATACTTGAAATACTTTGTCGGGTTAAGAACCCTTACGGAAAAAGTCGAAACCTCCTTAGCAAACCCTTTCATCAATTCGCCTGTGCGGACAAGTATCGGCATTGAACCATATCCTAATCGTGCTTTTTCTCGTCGGGTGGTTTCTTTAAGCTGTTTCCATCTATTCCCCAATACTCCGCCTTCCGAGATAAAGTTCGATTCAAACTCTTTGATTAGAAAATCCCCAGTTTCTTCTAAGGCTTCTTTTGGCGAGCCGGTGGCTTTGATTACTTCTTCCAGCTTCCCGATCACCGCCTCTCGTCCGTCAATGGAAAGCGTCATTCCCATATTTACCACTTTAAGTTTCTTGTTATCCAGTTATCCGTCGGATCATCCGCATCAGTTCTGCTGGATTCGGTTGGATAGAATACCAGCGACCTTGCCGTGGATTGTTCAAGTTCCACTCCTGCGAAGTCATAAATCTTTTCTTTCTTTTCTCGAATATCTTTTAAGGTTTCGGTGGCCAGAGCCAGTAATTTGTAGCCATCTTTATCGGTGTTCTCTGATTCTGCCCCATATTGGATTATAAAGAGCCTTGCGACCGCTATGTCCGTTGCTATCGCTTCCAAGAAGGGCAGGGCGGTTTCTGTGATTGTCCCACCAGTAGCCGTAATGCCTGATTCGGTTTGAGGGTCGGTAGAGGTAATAAGTAATTGAGTGGAGTCATCCGCTTCAAGCGAATACAGATTAACCGTAGCACCACTTCCAAGAGCATCAGTGGCGAAAGATGTTGAAGCAATAGCCGCAGTCCTAAATCTATCCGCCGCCGCCGAAGCTGTAAGGTTAAGGGTAATCGCAATTATATAGTTTGTTCCATCAATCGTGACGGTCATTGTATCTGTTGCCGAACCAGTCCCCGAAAAAGTAATAGTCTGAACATAATACTTAGCTAACGGTAAAGTATAGGCATCGCCGATATAGCTATCTATGGTGTTCTCGGCTCGTTTAATGAGGTTAGAAATAAAAGCGTCGGTGATGTTGGTATTGCCAACAAAACCTGATGCTTGTCTAACTTTAATGACAGTTGTAAACATAATAATCAACTCAATCCGCCCCCTTTAAAGGAGGCGACCGGAGGCGATTATTCTTCTGAACGCCCGATGAAAGGAAGGCGTTTAAGGATTAGCTCGTATGTGCCAATCGCAGTAAGGAAGGTAGTCGTAGCCCCCTCAAGCATATCCGCATTGAGGTTAAATTCCGCATACCGGTAAACGGCCGTGCCTATTAGGGCAAGCACGAAGACGACGAGTAGCGTCCACTCCTTGCCGATTTTGCTTGTTAGTTTTTTGAGCAGTTGCGTAGCGATAGCCACCAACGCCCCGATGAGTATATCCATACTATTTTGCCTCGTAGAACGAAGCTCCTGTTATGTTATTATAAACGCTTTTAAGAGCAACTTTTTTACCAGTCCAAGGGTCGGCAATGAGATAATCTTTACCTGTGATAGTCTTCCGCATCGGGACTACCCAATGAAAACCATCCACTTGAAGAATACAAGCCTTATTAGGATTCTTTAACGCCTCATCAACCGCCGCTTTTGAGTAATTGTATTCTCTTCGCACCCATCTCATCTTATCAAAAGTGATATTCTTCCAAAGAACTAAACCGTTTTTTGTGTAGTTATTGCTGTTGTGAGCAATTTCAATAGGGCTTTTGAAACATTTGAAGTAGTCTGAAAGCATCGAGATACAACAGGTCGTGCAGCCGAATCTGCCAAGGGTTAGATTGCTTTCGCCCATCTTATCCTTAGCCCAAATCGGGTCTCTTTGGCAAAGTATTTTCATATAAACTTGATTATTACTTGGATTATTGTCAACGCCCCAAGCACAAACCACATAAATCTTTTAATACTTTCAACTGATTTTACCAACTCTTGAAAATCAGTATTATCCACTTTTTCTCTTATTTCCTCATCGAGTAATTTCAATTCTGCTCGTTCGGCTTTGGTTTCAAGTTGTAGCGAGTGTCCGTTTTGCGTGGTTTTCAAATCTTGAACCGCTGTTTTAATTTCGGTCAGGTGAGTCATTACTTGACCTTCAAACCTTCCTCGTCGGTAGGCCTCATCAAGTTTTTCCTGTTCTTCATTCATAACCACTCAGTTAAATTGTCTGTAAATAAGCCGTCTTTGACAGTCTTCAAGGTATTTTCGTGATCTTTGTTTCGTTCGTTAAATGGAACAATTGCCTTTTCGTTGCTTTCAACCGCTTCACAGAAAATACCATTTGGGTCATTTTTGGTCTTCCATTTTTCCCATTCTTGAGAATCAACTACAAGATATTTCATATTATTTTCTCAAATTAAGCATTAAAGCACTGATGAGCCTTTTTTCTGGAAGAGTTAAAAATCGTTTGAAATGAGCCACACAAGAAATCCTGCCGACAAACGGTTCAATGAAAGTATCTGTTGGCGAGGGGTGAGCACCTATACAGAAAGTTGCTTGAGGTTGAAAAACCGCAGTTCGGGTCGGGGCCGTGAGTGGAGTCTTGTCCGCCCCATCAACATTGATGTAATAATTGCTGGCGACAAGCCCATAATCATATTGGAAACATTGATTTTTATTTGGAGTATACGAATCGTGATTTACTTGGAAGCTAAACGCCGAAGTCCCATTATTCGACCAATAAAACATCGGAAACTTAGTCGGCGAAAATACGGAGGCGATATAACTCTTTCGACTTACGGAAGGTTGCCAAATACTTGAAATCGTAAGTCCCGGAGTTGTCGGATGAACCAAGGTGCTAACACAAAAATCATCAGCAACGGTAATTTGAGCTAATCTGTTGTAATTGATTGCGTATTGAGAACCTGAAAATAAATAACCTCTTTTGTCAAAACTGGCTGTGGCAAAAAGATTCGCTGGAAAAAAAGCACCTTTATCATTTGATACTGGCTCTAATTCCAAATCATCTATGATGAACGAACACGAATCAACGGCAATATTTACTATTTGAATTGAAACAGCCGTAGTCGCCAGCGTTCCAAGATAAAAAAACGCTTCAATCGCACCATCAGCGGAAGTAAAATCTCGTTCCCCCCAAGTGGCGGGGGTAAATACTCTAACCCGAACAGAACCCGAATCTACCCTTATTTTGAATCGAAGTTTATATGTTTGCTGTGCAACTATTGTCTCGGCTTGTGAAAGCAAAACAACATTGTAATCTGTATTTCCGACTACTTTTTGTGCGGATGTTCCTAATGATGTCCAAGGCAATACTGTTTCTTCTGAAAATACTCCTGTCGTCGCCCCAACACCTTTTACCCAATTATTCGCAACCCCTGCTGTGTATGGGGCTTCAAAACCACCATTAGTCACTAACGAAGAACCAAGCAAAATAGCCCCCGACATTACATCGGGAATAAGGTTATAATCCATCGCCCTAAAATCATAAAGTTCCGAACATCCCATTTGACGAAGAACTGATAAAGGGTCTTGAACGACGAACGGTTGAGGTGAAGAAGCTCGTCGAGACATATTTTATTCCTTATCGTAAACAGTTGTGATTGAGCCGTCTGCCGAATCACGGATAATGCTAAAAGTGGTGACATTAAACGGAAACGGACCGTAAAGAACATTCTTGACGAAGAACAGCGAAGGGTCAACTGCGGCGGCGGCTGAATCATCAAACCGAATCCAAAAGTCTTGATCGGCATAGAGGTATAACGCCCCTGTTGGACGAGTGGCGAAGGTTTTGGTTGCCGCCACATTGTTAAAAGTAAACGACTCGTGGGCGACATTAGGATTTCCAGCGAGACGGATTTTTTGTGTTTGAGGCATATAAGTTTATGTTATTCCTCCTCGCCTCCTGTGTATAAGAAGACGAGAGAGAAGTCGCAAACTTAGGCAATACAATCTTTGATGAGATAACCAGCTACATTTGAAGTGATAACTTCATCTGTAATTTGGGAATACTCATACATATCGGCGTTCAACTTATCCTCCCTCCAAGTCTTCACGACACCATCGCTGGTGGCGAAAATCTTGCCGAAAGTAGGAACATCAATCAAACCTCCGCCATTGCTAACGAGCAAAACAACATTTTTGCCCCAAGTGTCGGCGATAGTTTGAGTAGAAGCACCTTTGCGAGTTGAAACATAAGTGGACTTCGGGATGACCACTTTCATACCCCACAACATCGGAGGCAAATCCCCATCAACCAATAAATCAGTATGGGTATATTTAATGAGATCACGAACACCAGAATCACGCTTTACCACTTTGGCGACAGCCGCAGGGATTACGATAACATCAGGGTCGAGACCCATTGTTTGCTGGCGAACAGCCTCTTTTCCGGCATCAATATCGGATTCAATAGAGCCTGTAAAAGAAGCGTTGTTCCATTGGGCGACTCCGATTAAGGTCGTTTGGTTGGTCGTAGCGTAGCTTCCGAGTGTGGTCAGAAGGTCGGCGACACGCTTTTCAAGCGACAATTCAACGATGTCTTTGGCACGCATTGTCTTGGCTTGTTCCAAGCGAAGAACAGAATCGGCGTTAGAACGTTGACGGTCGGTGACTTTAACCTTAGCGGCGTATTCGTGACAGCGATAAGTCGCATCCGAATCAAGACCGAAGTCGAGTTCGACGGACTCCGCACCATCAGCACGCAACAAGTTTGGCAAACGAGCAACATCGTGGCGATTCCAAACAAAGTATTCGCCAGATTCTTTTGTGACTTTTACGACATCAAGCACCATTCGAGCAACCATTCCTTTTGGATGATAACCAACGGAAAAGTTTGTCAATGGGGCGGATACGTATAATTGGTTTAGACTGGGCATATAGTTCTATATTAGCCTTGAGCTCCCTTATAAGAGAGATCAACGACAACCAACTCACCAGCGGCGGCGGTGGCTGACATTGCGAGTCCGACTGGATAACCAGTATCTACATCATCGACACGGCCATCTGTGGCCTGAAGGTAGACGAGGGTATTTAAAGCGATAGCCCCTCCGCAGACGATTTGTGTAATGCCGTCAATTTGAACTGGCACGGCTTGTCCAGCAACAGCGGTCTGTTGAATTACGCCAAACGGAATATCCGATGTGGCAGATGGTAAGTTCACTCGTCCTTCA